CCTTATATTGGCAGTTACATAGAAGGTGATTTAGGTGGAGTACCGGTTTCAAATCCGCATTTAAAAAAATATTATGGAGAGATGATAAAACCCACATGGAAATCGAAAACGTAATTTATAGATTACAAAAAGAGCTAGAAAGAAAAATTCAATCATTATCAATTTCGGTTACGTCCGGAGGGGTTGACAACATGGAAACATATAAGTATATAATAGGACAAATTAATGCACTGGAATCAGTGCGACAGGAACTCTCTAGCCTGCTTAGTGATAAGGAGCAAAATGAAGGAACAGTTGTCGACATCAACACCAAAAATTCACCTACCAAATAAGAATTTGGTTGGTGTAAGACCCCCAGAAAAAAAAGAAATTACTAAAGAAGCTACAAAATTACCAAAACCTACAGGTTGGAGACTTTTAGTTTTACCATTTAGAATGGGAGAAAAAACTAAAGGTGGAATACTTATGGGAACTGAAACCCTAGACCGACAACAAGTTGCATCGCAGTGCGGAAATGTTCTTGCGATGGGAGACGCTTGTTACAGGGATAAAGAGAGATATCCTTCAGGTCCGTGGTGCAAGGTTGGTGATTGGGTGATCTTTGCGCGTTATGCAGGATCACGCATTGAAATTGAAGGTGGGGAAGTTCGTCTTTTAAATGAAGACGAAGTTTTAGCAACCGTACAAGATCCTAAAGATATCTTGCACAAATATTAACCATAGGAGAAACTATGCCAGAAGAAAATAAGATAAAAAAAGAAAATCCAAAGGTAGATCTAGACACTTCAGGACCTGAAGTGGATGTCGTTCTTCCCGAGGAAAAAACGGAAGAAGTTGTAGAGACCACGGAACAGGAAACAGTAAAAGAAGTTAAAGAAGAACCAGTAAAAGAAGAAGTAAAAGAAGAAGTAAAAGAAGATGATTCTAAACTAGAGGAATATAGTAAGGGAGTTCAATCTCGTATCTCTAAACTCACAAGAAAAATGAGAGAAGCAGAACGAAGAGAAGCTGCCGCTACTGAATATGCTCAAGCTTTGGAATCACAAAGAAAACAAGATCAGTCTAAATTTAAAAAAATGGATACTGATTATTGGGGTCGATTTGAGAAAAATGTTAAAACTGGAATGGAATCAGCTCAAAAAGAACTAGCTGCTGCCATTGAATCAGGAAACGCAGAAGGTCAAGTCGAGGCTAATAAAAGAATTGCTTCGCTTGCATTTGAAAATGCAAAATTGGAGCAAAGAAAAACAACTGTTGAAGAGGAAAAACCTGTTCAACTTTCAGACGGTGGAAGATTACCACAGCAAACTCCACAAAGCTTACCTGAACCCGATCCACAAGCGGAAGCATGGGCAAGTAGAAACAAATGGTTTGGCACAGACCGAGCTATGACGTTTACTGCCTTTGAACATCATAAGGATTTGGTTGATAAGGAAGGTTTTGATCCAAAATCTAATGATTACTATGCGGAAATAGATAAAAGAATAAAGGTTGACTTTCCTCATAAGTTTGCTAAAGGTGGAAGTACAGAAACGCCAGGAACCAATCAGTTGGTGGCTTCAGCGACAAGAAGCGTAAGACCTGGGCGCAACACTGTGAGACTCACATCTTCACAGGTAGCAATAGCTAAAAAATTAGGTGTGCCACTCGAAGAATACGCAAAACAAATAAAAATCACGGAAGGAGCGTAATATGAAAAAAGAACAAACAACTTCACGTGCGAGTCAAACACGGTCAAAAACTGAACGACCAAAAGTGTGGACTCCTCCATCTTCTCTAGATGCACCTCTTGCACCTGATGGATTCAGGCACAGATGGATACGGGCAGAGAGTTTAGGATTTCAAGATTCTAAAAATATCTCTGGAAGATTAAGATCCGGTTATGAATTGGTGAGAGCCGATGAATATAAGGATTCTGATTATCCTGTAATCACTGAAGGAAAATACAAGGGGATTATCGGGGTTGGTGGCCTTGTGCTCGCAAGGGTGCCCGAAGAAATCGCGAAGCAGAGAACTGAATATTTTCAGCGTCAAACTGAAGGTCAGAACGAAGCCGTAGAACACGATCTCATGAAGGAAGAGCATAAGAGTATGCCTATTGATGTTAATAGGCAATCTCGTGTAACCTTCGGTGGTACAAAGAAAAGTTAATTTTTTAATTATTCTCGGGATAACAAACAATTCCCTATCATCGATTTTAATTAACCGTTTACAGGTAAAACTGTAAACATAAGGAGACAACTATGGCTAATAGAAATAGCGCAGGTTTCGGATTTATTCCAGCTGGTACGTTGGGGAATACCCCATCTACTCAGGGATTATCTGAATACTTTATAGTTGCTGGAGACACCGCAAATAAGTTTAATGGTATGGGAGTACGTGTTACTGCCGGATACATTGTAACTGGTGAAGACAGCAACACTGGAACGTCAGTAGGTGTTTTACAAGGAATATTTTACAACGCAGCAACTACGTTAAAACCTACGTTTGCAAGTTGGTATGATGCAACAATCACACCAGCGAACAGCGAAGATACTAAAGCGTTTGTAAATGACTATCCTTGGCAGTTGTACAATGTTGCAACAGATGCTGCAGTAGCGACTACGATCGCTGGTGCACATGCTATCTACCTTGACACATTTGATGTGAACACAGGTGGAAACACAACAACTGGAAGATCAAGCACTACAATTGACATTGGTGACACTCACGCAACTAACAATACATGGAGATTGATTAGAAGCGCGGAAGATCCAGAAAACAGTGATCTAACAGCAGCTTATGTTACTGTCGTTGTAATCCAAAACTTAAACGAGTACATTGATAGTACTGGAGCTTAAGTCTAAATAGGAGATAAATTATGGCAATATCAAGAACACAGCTAGTTAAAGAACTAGAGCCAGGTTTGAATGCACTATTTGGCCTGGAATACAAACGATATGAAACTCAGCATGCTGAGATTTATACAACGGAATCATCTGACAGAGCTTTCGAAGAGGAAGTGATGTTATCTGGTTTCGCTAACGCACAAACAAAAGCAGAAGGTCAAGGAGTATCATTCGATACTGCTCAAGAAACCTACACTGCACGTTACACTCATGACACAATTGCTTTAGCATTTGCAATCACAGAAGAAGCTATCGAAGATAATCTCTACGATAGAATTGCTTCTAGATACACAAAAGCTTTGGCACGTTCTATGTCTAATGCAAAACAAGTAAAAGCTGTAACACCTTTGAACAATGGTCTATCTTCGATAGCTACGTTCAATGCGGGTGACGGCGTTTCTCTGTTTTCAACTAATCACACAACAATTAGTGGAACAGCAGTTAAAAATACTTTAACTACGCAAGCGGACTTAAACGAAACATCATTAGAGCAAGGTCTAATCGACATTGCTGGAATGACTGATGAACGTGGGTTAAGAGTAGCAGCTAGAGGGATGAAAATGATTATTCCTTCTGCTAATCAGTTCAATGCTGAAAGATTGATGAAATCTCAAGGCAGAACTGGTACAGCTGATAATGATATCAATGCTGTAGCATCAATGGGAATGGTTCCTCAAGGATATAGAGTGAACAATTTCTTAACTGATACTGACAGTTGGTATGTTATTACTGATGTCCCTAACGGCATGAAAATGTTCCAAAGAGCAGCTTTAAAAACTGCTATGGAAGGTGATTTCGATACTGGCAACGTTAGATACAAAGCTAGAGAAAGATACTCATTTGGAGTATCCGACTATAGAGGTATCTTCGGTGTTGAAGGTGCGTAATAACTAAATTTAATGAGGCGGCCTTAAAACCGCCTCATTTTTAATAAAAGATGAGAAAATGAAAAAATTCCTTATAAATATTTGGGCATACAATCATCATGCTAAATTTGAAGTTTTAGCTGACGATAATGCCGTTTCCATTGAAAAAGCTATCCTTGACAAAATTGGAGAAAAGAGTATAAAATGGGAAAATCTCGGAAATGCGTATCATGACCGAAAAAGAATAACCTATGAGGAGGTTATAAATGACACAAGACCTATACAACACAAAACGGTCCTTGGAGTTAGAATGGCAACAGGAGCACCTGAAGGAGGGCAAGTATAATATTAACATGTCCTACATTGATAAAAAAATTCAGGAAATTGTTAAAGAAATCATTGCCAAAGAGTTCGAAGAATCTACTCGCCTTAATAAAGTAGATGAATCCAAGGCTCAAGTTTCGATAGCCACTTAAGCGCTATCAAAAATCATTCATTTATCCTAAGGATACCTTGCGCTATACTGAAAAATAAAGTATAGAAAAATTACTATACAATTAATTAAGAACGTAGACGCAGTATAGTCGACGGCCTAGAGACTACGTTCAGAAACTAGGAGGATATTAATATGGCAAATACAACGTTTAAGGGAACGGTAAGAGCAGAATCTGGTCTTAAAGTTTCCACACAAGCAGCTTCAACTGGTGTATACACTGATAAATTTAGTGTTAATTCATCAGGGCAAGCAATAACCGTAAATGGAGTACACTGGAAATATACAGCTGCTTCAGGTTACGCACCTACTGATTTAATGATCGGTAAAGGTAGTAGTTCTGCAGCAACTGTAGATCCATTCGCTGAAAGTTCATCTAAATTATTTCCATTAGGAAGTAAATTGATTTACATCGATAGAGAGTTTAGATATGGAGAATGCGGTGGCTCAGCGATTACTGCTGGAAATCTCGTACAACACGTAACAGAAGTTGCTAACCACACTAACTGTGCTGCTACTGCAGTAGTTGCAGCTGGTGAAACAGCAATATCTATTGAAACAGCTGGAGACACAGATCTTACAGCTAATCAATATGCTGAAGGTTATCTATTTGTTAATGATGTGAATGGTGAAGGACAATGTTTAAGAGTTAAGTCTAAC